CCTGCTGAAACGAGCTAAAATGTGCCAGTGCCACTTGTAAGCACCAAGAGCTTGGCACGATAGGTGTTGTCCACCGAAATGCCGGAAGCAGACGGTACTACGGGGTGTGACTGGTTCAGTGATGCGCCAATGGCTTTGACGCCGTAACCAACAAGCGAGGCGGCATCCACTGTAGAAGTGCCGACGCCAAAACCGATTACACCGAAGATACCTGCAGCAGTGGTGTTGTCCGTCAAGTAAAAATACGATGCTGCACCAACAGCAACTGTGGCGATTTGGACGCCAGCCGCATCATTGACTGTGAGCACGTTGGCGCCGATATTGCGAAGCAGAAAGTCTTCGCCTACAGAAACTTCAAGTGCACTTGGCAGCGTCAAGGTATTCCCTGCATTGCAGGAAACATCCATTACCTTGGCAATTGTTACTGCACCACCATCAGAATTGTAAGGCCATACAGCTGTGGCGTCCGCTACGAGCGCCAGAAGGCTATAGCCGTACTCCGAAGGCGGAAGGGTATAATTACCAAAAACATCTGTGTAGTTAGGCATGCAACTAGCTCCTTACAGCCGAGGCATCTAGCGCCCGGCCCTGGTCTTCTTTGGTAATAGCTTGCATTGCGCGATCGTACAAGCCCTGGAACTCTGGAATACGTTCCGAGGTCTTCAAGAAAGGCATTGCTTCCATTAACGAAGCATATAGCAGCAGTTGTGGGGCATACTGCGTGGTCCAATTCGTCTGTTTATTCGCAGACAGCGGCTCCGGCAGTTCGTAATATTGTAACTCGAAACTGTACTGTAGGTCCGGCGTAGGAGCGATAAAAAAGTGCTCGTAGTCGTAGTCCGAGTAGTAATACGGGACATCAACTTTTATCGGATCGGGCCAGTACGCCCTGAGAAATTCGTAGCTGCGATTGTATAGGAACTTGCGCTCGGCACCGACTATCAGGGCTATAGAGCGAGTCTTGCGCCAACGGGTGGGCTTGGTCAGTACATTACCATTAAGCTGGCCTTCCACTGTGCGCAGAAAGCCTAGTGGCTTGTTCTCGGAGGCGATGCGATTCTCAGCGAGCTGGATAAAGCTCGGAATCTGGTCGATGAATGGGCTGTCTGAACGCTCGCAGTATGTCTGCAAATTTTGCGTAAGACTATCGTAGGTCATTACAGCCATGGCTTACTCCAGGTCTTCATCAGGGCGCGGTTGACGTAAGGCTATGACCTCGGTCTTGCGGGCAGGGTATCTATAAGGGTCTTTGACATCACGGCAGCCAGTGCACACGCGGAGGCCTGGACTGTTGCCGTCTGCTTGCAGCTCGTCGTATTGAACTTTGCGCTTGCAGCGATCGCATACCGCTATGGCTACTGTGCCACCTCCCAGATTAACGGGTAGATACTGTGGCATAGGTTACCTCGTATAGCAGCGGATATTTGGTGCGAAGTAGGTTGGTGAACTATCGGTCTCGCCGCCTTCTACTTCCACTGTCATGCTGTTGGCCATCTGTATGACCTCGGCACGCCTCGTCGGTTCAACGCCTGGAATTTCAAATGCCAAGCGCGCGGCTAGTTGCCAAGTAATAGATTCATACCAGCGCAATGGAATTTCAATTTCTTGCGTCAATGTGCCGATGTCTTGAATCTGGCGATAACGGAAAAGGTTCATGTGGCAGGTGTCATCGTTTGGCACCGGCCACAGTGTGATCTGCGGGTTAATCAGCTTCTCGAACCAGTAGTTGACGACTGTACCGGATGAAGTATCTTTGTTTGGTTGCGCCGCGTAATCATCGCGGTTGAATGGCGTCATATTGATTTCGCGGACGCCTGACGCTAGCAGCAGGTCGGTAACAACCCCTAGCGTAGGAGATGAAACACGGAAATACTTGGCTGTAAGCTTGGGATCAACATTGTACCAGCCATACTGGTTGACTGTAGGAAGTGCAGTAACAGTGCTGACAGTTGTCCAAACCACGCCGTCATTTGAGGTTTCGAAGAGGAATGATGTAGTAGGCAGAGTGCTGAACTTAACACCATAGCGCACCACATCAAAAGTAGAATCACTATTGGCTGCAGTCGCATCAGTGGCCCCGATAGTCAAGGTGTAGCTGGCCCGCGAGGCGGTACAGAAGAGCAGGTTCAATACATCTGTGGTGCCGACCGGTAAAACATAGGTCTTCTTACTGTTGACCAGCGGTATCAATTGCTGGTCAATACACCAAAGATTCAGCCCTCGGTTGCTCATGCCCATCAGGAACATGAACATGTCTTCCTGCGCTGTGGTAACCATTTCAGGCGTAAGAGCCTGCGGCGACAACCCACAGCGACGGATAGCCTTCTCAAGCAGCTTTGCCGAGTTTATTACCGTATTGCCGATTGTGCCGGAGGTAGCCATAATTAGGTGTACAGAACGTTGACGGTGCCGGCAGCTACTACAATGAACAAGCCGTTCTTAGCCGCCAAACCCAGGCCGCCAAAGTGGATTACCTCGCCTACGGCCAAAGTCTTGGTGAATAGAATTACGCCCCCTGTAGAGGTGCCATCATACACCGTGACTGCGCCACCGGTAATAGTAGAAACCAATCCAAACAAGCCCGCTGGTCCGGTCTTGATTTGTGCACCAGCAGTTACACCTTGGTTGAAGTAACCAACTTTTTCAAGACTCATATTAGCCCCTTTAAAGAGTAGGGGACCGAAGTCCCCCGGCCTTAGTTGGTCTTCAGCGCGTACAGAATGTTGACGTTGGTCAAGCCGGCCGAGGTCGGTGTACCAAGCGCCAAGCGCAGGTTGATTGCTTTGTCAGGTTGGCCACTGTCGTGAGCCAGCGAAGAACCAGCTGTCAGCTGTGCTGCAGTGAAGGTCGGGCGTGTACGGACCGTTGTCTTGACATCCGTTGCAGAAGTCAGATCGGTGCCGCCTGCCGTAAAGCCGATGGCAATGGTGGCTGAAGCTGAGGTGTGAGCTGTGAGCGTGTCAAATAGCACGTCCAGCACTTGCGCGCCATCTGGCAGGTACGAAGGAATATCCAACGTAGCTTGGCCGGTAGCTTGAACTAGAACCACTTTGACGTAAGTAGCAAACCCTGAGTCGCGCGAAGCTACCGGGGTAGAGCCAGCTTGCTGAGCTCCTTGAGCATAGGTACCCATTTTAAATCTCCTGAGACATTATCTAGATTGCGGCGCAAGCCGTTAAACAATTATAACGCGTCCGCGTAACATAGAGTTACAGTTTCTTCGATACCAAATACTTTATGGCGGTTCTAAAGAGCTCAACATCGTCGCCCAATAAGCCTAAGGCTGTATTACATGAATGACATAGCAACCCGCGTACTTGCTTGGAATTGTGGCAATGATCTACATGCAAGTTCATCCGCTCCCCAGACTTAGTAGTGCGTTTCTCTGGTTTTTTACAAATAGCACAAACGCCGTTTTGCGCAGCTTCAAGCTCTAAGTACTCAGCCTGGGTAAGTCCGTACTTGGATTTTATTGATGACCATCTAGCATACTCTGGATTTGCGGCGTAGAAATCGTGCATACGCTCACGTGCGGCCAACTTAGTATTGTCTGGTGTATCCGAGACATGCCACCTAGCGTTGTCTTTAGAATATGCTTTTGACGTATCAATGCGCCTAAGGCTTTTTGCGCCCAACGGCTTTATACCGACGTCTTTTACAAACTGCTCAAAGTCCTGCCATTCAAGGCATACGCGAGTTCCGCGTGCTACTCTACAAATGCTCCGCCAGGTTGCGTACAGCGGATGATCTAGCAGCTTCTTACCATCTATGGTTTTTGCAGATACATCTTTAGACGGTGCACCATGTCTTTGCATTTGCTTATAGTGTTTTGCACACAGACCCTGCGCTATGACAAGTTCATTACAAAAAACAACATTACAAGCTTTTCCAATAGGTATAGACATAAAAATAGCCTTACAAAATTAATCGTAAGGCTATTTTACTACACTTTAACCGGATTGTATATAACTATTCGTCCGGTCTAGACCCCTTGGTTCCCATACATGTTGCGCCAGTCAGTCCATCCGGAGCCGAAACGCATGGTGGACTTGTAACGAACGGAGTCGGTTTCGAAGTCACCTTCCATCGCCTTCTCCAGCTTACGGCGCCAGAGGACCTTCATGCCGTCGCGGGCATCGGTCTGCATGAACCAAGCCGTCGGCGAGGTCAGGCGGGAAATAACCACGGCGTCCGAAAGGGACGTGGTGGTCTTGACCGGGTTGATGTCATTATTGTTGGTGCCGGTGCGGAGCACGGACTTCAACAGGACTTCAGCGGTCAGCATGTTGCTCGGGTGAACAACCAGCTTCTTCGGGGTCAGGCGGATACGCTTGCCACGCGAGTCCTGGGCTTGACGAACTTGGATCAGGGCTTGTTCCAGAGAGGTCTGGGACAGGGCAGCCGACACGAGGACGTTCGTTTGAACGCCACCGATAACCGGGTGCGAGGCCGAGATGAGCGGGACACCATCGCCGCCATTGTAGCCGGAGGTGAAGGCGCGGTTCAGGTGGTTGGCGGTAACCGTTTCCAGGGTCTCGTCCATGGCCTGAGCGAGGTGCTTGGACATGGTGGAGCCAACGCGGATGTGGTCGCCATCTTCGACGAGGACCTTGGTCAGGGCGAAAGCCAGGCCGTAGACGTCGTAGGTGTAACGCTGAACGTAGAGCTGACCGCCCTCGTCATACGTGATTGCCTGACCATCTGGCAGCTTGGGCGCAGCGCCCATGCCGTACAGGACGACTTCTTCGTGGTAAGCGCGAGCGATGCCGTTTTCGGTAGCAAAGACTTGCTTGTACTCGTCGGTGCGTGGGTCGTACACGCCGTCGAAGGATTGATTCAGAATCGGCTCAACGATCGAGCGAAACTGAGTACTGCGCATGATTGTGCCAGCCATTTTTCAATGCTCCTTAAATAGCGGTCTTGTTGGCGACGTACTGATGCTGAGCAATCTGCACCAGGACTGTCGGGAACGGGTTCAGCGTGGCATCGTAGATGCCGTCCGGACCAAAACCGATAATACGGAACTGGCCTTGCGAAGAGGCCGCGATCAGCGTGGCATTCAGCGAAGACGTGGACTGACCAGTGGTGGCGTTCGGTGCATTGAACACCGCATTGGCTTGTGCGCCGATTGCAGTCTGGACGTAGGTCGTGGCGCTGGCCGCGACTTGAGCCTCGTAGACGTTGTCGGCATCGTCATAGACGTAGGCAACGACGTCGGTTGCGACTTGGCCGGCAGGCCAATTCTTGGCAAATGTCGGCTTGCCTGTGGCATCGCGATATTGAACACCTGCGAAGATACCGATGATGTCGACGCCGGCAGTGCCGATGTTGAGCGTGCCGTCAGTATTGAGCAGAACGGGATCGCCGTAGCCAATGGCAGAGCCATAGGCGGACGCGATTGTGTATGTGTTCGCGCGGCTTTGACCCGTCGGGTGTTTGCGCAGCACGAAACCATAAGGAGAGGCGACAAGTGCCATTTTCTATCCTTTACGAAAAACTTGGAGGACGGACGCGCCGGGCGAGAGCATTGAGTTCCACTTCGCCAAGATTGCGGCCATTGCTATCGCGTTCTTTGAGGTTGTCGACGGCGTTTGCCTTCAAAATCTCTTCTTCTTCATTCGGACGCTCGTAGTGGTAGATCATCATGATCTCCTGATAGAGCTCTTCCGGAATGCGGAACAGAAGCATTTCATTGCAGGAAACGCAACCTTCAAACTCGCCCTGGGTAGACTTGTACTGCGCAAAGCCTGGAATATCCATAGCTTTAACCGGCTCGTAGCCCTTCTGCATCCGCTTGTAGATTGGATCAGTAGAGTTTGTCGTGCTTAGCCAGCAGTAGTGCCAACCCGGAACTTGTGGCGGTGTTGGCAACACATCCTGAGCCCATTCAGCGCGGATCATACGACGGCGCTCTTCAATGCTGGTTGTGGTACCATCTTGGTCAGTGCGTGAGGCATCTGCCTCTCCGCGATCACCGCGAACGGGTTCAGCCGCAGACTTCTTCAGCCTGTCATCGCTACCCAAAATTTTGTTTTCGCTCATTCTGATCGCTCCTTAAGCCTTGTGTTGTTTGTCGTAGTCACGGAAACGCTTAACTGCTTCTGCACGCAGCTTGGGATCATCCCACATGCCTGCGTCCTTCAGCGCCTTCACGCGTTCTGCAGATACCTTGTAGGTCGTACCCGCCTGCGTGTTGGTTGTACTCGTCTCACGTCCGCCACCGGCGACAACGCTTTTCGGCTTCGTGTTACTTATTTTACCGCTATTCTGCCGATGCGGTAAATATTTTTTCACCCGCGAATCGAGTTCCTGCCAATATTCCGGCGTGGTGGGGTCCCAGCCTTCTTGCGCTATGCGCTGGTCAATGCGCATGACGATTTCGGAGTCTTGGTCCTTGCCCGAGGCATCGTACCACGGGTTTTTCGACATCCAGGCCTGGGCATGATTGGCTAAGCGCGGGTCGAGTGGCTGCGGCGTGGTCTGACGCTGCTTGAAGACCTTCTCGACGTTTTGCAGCTCATCGAAGCGACGCTGTGCAAGCATCATCTTCTCGGTGGCATCTGCAACGGCGGCGCCATTGTTTTGCTCAGTTGCCACGCGAATCTGGTCTTTGAAGAACTTGTAGGCCTCGGCGGCCTGCTTCTTGCCGTTTTCGATTTGAGCCAGCTCAGCGCCGGTATTACGGTTTTGAATGGCATTCAGCTCGGTGCGCATCTGGTTAATGACGGCATCACGGGAAGCCAGCTCACGGCGGAGGGTATCTTCGCGCTCGCGCTGTGCCTCTTTCCGGTGCTTCCGTTCGTCGCGTCGACGCTGACGAATGGCTTCGCGCTCGTCGTCGTCTTCAGCCGCAGCTAACTCTGAATCGTTCGAGCCTTCAGTTGCACCTTCCGACGAATTTTCATCGGCTTCGTCGCCGTGCGTATTATTCGTCTGAAGTTCGTCGTCCGTGTCATTTTCGACTACGGCCGTCTTGCTGACGACTTCCTCGCCGTTTGTAAGGTCAAGCTCAATATCTTGGTCAGACATTCTTCTGCTCCTGCGCTTGATTCATCTGGGCCTGGCCCTGCTGCTGAATCTTGTTGATAAGTGCCAATGAAATCTTTGCCGGCAATTCGGAAAGTCCTGCCAAAATCAAATTGGCTTCTTCCGGTGTTACTTCAAAGGTCATGGTTTTCACTTGTTCAGCTCCTTGTAGAGTGCATAACCTTCAAGTTCCCAGAGCTTGCTGCGCATGGCTGAGGCCATATTACTGAATGCTATCGTCCGACCCACACCGGCATCAAAGTTCTCAGGAGAGACGCATGCCGAATGACCAGTGCCAAGGTAGAACTTACCATCTAGGAAAGCGTGGCAGAAAGTGCTGGTACCTTGGACTTCGTAGGTATGACTTACCCGCTCGATAAGCTCTTCGATACGCGCAGGAGTGACTCGCGGAGCCGTCAGGCCTTTGCGAAGTATCATGTCCTCGATTTGGTTGTCGTTGCTCATAGGATGTCGTCCAGTTCTTCAAAGACTTCTGGGTCGACCTGCGCGATGATTTCGTGGTCGCTGAAGATGGTGAAGATTGCGGTGTCGGACGTACCTGGGATTTTGCGCTCGAAGCGATCGCCGCCGAACTTAGGAACGCGCACGTAATCACCGGGCTTTACCCAAACACCTTCGGGCCAGCGCTGACCCGTGTCACGATTGCAGTAGGCGATCGGACCTAGGAAGATGACTTTGCCGAGTTGCGTATTGGCTTTGTTGAACTGTTTCGTGTCTTCAACAAGGGCGATACCGCTGGCAGTCATGGTACGCACGGTGCGGAGCTGGACGACTACTCGCGCGCCTTTTGGATAAACGCCCGGGTTGATTTCCGGGAATGCATCTTCTAACTTTGAAGCTGGAATCATGACGATTCTCCATTATGTCTCCGTAAAGGTCCACCTCGTGAAGCCGGAGACTGGCTTCCTTTCCCGTCGGAAAGTGAGGTGGATTTAAATTAGACGTCCTGCTTCTCGCAGATGCCCTCAAGAATACGCAAGGCATTTTCCATGCCGGCTACGCGCCCTTGAAGCATGCCAACATGGTATGGACCTTCTGGCGTTCCGAAATTGGTTACAGCTATATCATCCTTTAGGTCTGATATAGCCGTTTTAAGCTCACCAACGTAAGCTCCCACAAAACGATCAGGGATCATTTTGTCTTCTTGGGCGCCGCTTTATGGTGTTCTTCGACCGGCTTGACTTCTTCGACCGGCTTGACTTCTTCGCCAGCGTCGTCGGTCAATTCATCAAGGTGCACGATCTTGTCAGGAAGACCACCAGTACCGAAACGACAGTTGATGAACTGCTCAAGCGTGTGGCAGTCAGACTGTTCTTCAATCTTGACGGTGCCGTCAGCATATGTGACTTCGAACTTTGCCATTATTTCTTCACCTTTCCACTGCACTTCAAGCCCCGAGCTTTCAGCTCTTTGGCAATCATTGCTTTGTCTTGTTTGGCATCGTCATGAACCATGCCGCCTTTTTTCAAACACTGGATTTGAGATTGACTCTGACCACCCAGTTTCTGTGCCAACTTACCCATATTAACCTCCTGAAGTTGCTTACATTATACAGCGAAAAAACCCGATACGGTACAACTACGCCGCTAATAGAAGAAGCTCAATATCCTCCTCCTCATCATCAGTTACCACCACCTTTTTATTTTTCAGTGCTACGTTATGTCCTACATACTGCACAAGCATTAACTGTACCTGCGCCACCAATCTAGCGCTTTCAAATATTGTAGTTTCCTGTAATGGCACAACAATGGGGCGCTGCACTGGTGTTTTTGTTTCTTGTGCTTGTTCTACGGGTCTGACCTTGCTTACAGGCTTTTTACCAAATACCACATCTACAGAGCCATCGGATTGCTCCTCAAGTGTATACGGCTCCTTGAAAGCTTCAGGTTGCTTTTCAGCCTCCTTTGGTTTTAATGCATCTTCCTGTAACTGCGTAAAGAATAGGCGCCAGTACCCTGACCGGCCCTCTTGCACTTTCTGGCTGAGGAAGCCTAGCGAGGCTACAGCTTTAACGCCATAACCTACGCCTATTTTTGCAATCGAGTCAGCTATGATACTCATTGTCTTTGGGTAGTGACGGTATTTGTACCAGACAACACTAGCTCAATACCTGCAAAAGTTATAGACGAGGTACCGGTAACCATGCTATTGTTTTTGTCAAGGCCTAAACGCTGATACACTTCCAAAATCATTGTATTTGCATCACTTCAGAGGTGGATTTGAGCAGCAGCATGATTAGACCTCAGTCGTGTCGTACCAGCCGCCAGCAGGGCAGTTGATAGTCAGGGTGTTGCCGACGGTGGTCGCCGGAACGTCAGCCGGGGTAGAGTCGCCGAGGCAGTAGCCAATCACTGGATTGACCACACCGTCGATGGTGCCAAGCCAGTAGAGTACGGCATAGCGCCAAGCAGGAATTGAGCCGCCAGTAGCTGTCCACGTAGGGTTGCCAGATGAGACCTTGAAGCCATTCGTGACAGTAGCCACCGCACCAGTCAAGCTATAGCCGCCGGTAGTGTAGCCCGTACCGCCTGCGATTTCGTTTGCGGAGACTGAAGCCCAAGCCGTATGGCCAGTGTTTGAAGCGTCCGGGGTGTAAGCACTGGAGACCAGGGCCATGCGCAGGTTTGCGCCGACGAGGTCATTCGGGGCGACGTGTGCAATATTTGCACGGTAGGTGATGATTGGACCAGCAGCCATTATTTGGGCTCCTTGTTAGCCATGATGTTGATGGTGTCGTCTTTGCCACGACTACTACGGGTAGTACCGAACTCGAAGCTGTAGATGTTATCCAGGTAGCCCAGAAAGCGGCCGACGACTAGCGTCAGAATACCTTTTACGTACTCATTGATGCTTTGGTCTTTCCAGATCATCCACACCAGACCGCAGGTGACAAACACAGCCAGAACGAACATGGTGTCGGCCCGGTAGTTGTGGCCTGTGGCGGAGATGATCTTGGCGTCACGGTCACGAGCATTGGACCGATCCTGTACTTCCAGATCAGCATACTTGAAACCGAGCTCCTTCTCTTCTTGCTGGAGTTTCATTTCCAGCGTCCTGAGGTCAGCGATCTGCTGGCCGGTCATTTGGCCATTCTCGATGATGTCCTTGATCTTGTCCTGCGTCGGCTCAGCAATACCAAAGAGCGCACCGATCGCGGACACTACTGTACCTGCCAACGGACCACCAAGTGCAGTGGCAACCGTTGGGGCGAGCTTACCTACAACTTCGAGCCAGTTCATTGTGCAGAGAGGATTAGAAAGATGATGCGTTAATCTTGTTAACAAGCTGATCCATCGTCATGCAATCAACAGTTACAACGCTATCTGCTGCTGCGGCGGCACCACCACCACCACCCACAGGGCTGTCTCCGATGTACTGTACGACGCTGCTGTCGGCTTCTTCCCAGATTTCGTATGCAGTGGAGGTCACGTCTCGGCGAACCGAGCTCAATAATGTACGAACGCCCATGATTATTTAGGTCCTTGTAAGAATGCTGCCCAAAGTGCGAGGCCACCCCAGCCAATGACTGCGACGACTACCCAGTTGATCGTGTTCTGTTTGAGCTTTATCCAAAACTCGCGGTCTTCTTGCTCTTTCTTTTCCCAGGCGATGTGCTTCATACGATGCTCCTCGACATTCCCATACGGGAACGCGGCCTTGAATAGTTTGTGAATTTCACCAATTGTGTTGTTCTGCTGCGTAAGAGCCGCCATGTGATCGGAGTGCATGCGGTCTATCTTACCAGAGACTTCTTTAACTTCTCCGCTGACTTGATGAATACGTTCTTCTTGTTTGAGTACCATTTCCCGAGTCTCGGAGATTAAGATGTGCGTTTCGGCTTCTGGCAAAGACCTTCTGCCGCGGGTTTCTCGGCGCTCTCTACCGTCCCATTGGGGGTCATCTTGATGCATCATTGCACCTTTTTACCAAGCTGCAGATCGCGCAGTGACAGCCCATTGGAGAACTGGCAGTGTGCTGTTTCTTTTAACTTGCCAGTCCAGCGGCCGGCCCACTCAAGACCAACTGACTCGGCAACGATGCCTACTTTAAGGTAGAGTGCCTTGTCACCCCATTGAGGCTTCCCAGCCAAAAGCGGAACAAAGTCGAATGCACAGCGAAAGTTATGGAAAGATTGGCCGCCACGAGCGTTAGTAACAATGTTCCCGGGTTTGGTGCGACCTTGTGCGTAGAGCTCATCTTGTTCCTCCGGTGAACGGTAAGTGCAGTAGATAAGGATGTCAAGACCTTCAGCCTTACAAGCTGCCTCAAAGGCCTCAGCCTTCTTGCGAACAATTGGCTCTAAGTCACTGATACGCCGACTTGCCATTATTGAATCCCCTGTGCTTTGCCTTGCGCATCACGAATAATAGTCTTAGGTTTGTTGAGCGTTTCAATCGTAGCACGCAGGCCGTTCATCACTTCACCAAGCGCGTTGCTGGTTTGATCCTTGCCCATCTGTGACAGGGTTTGGTTCAACTCTTGTAGGTGCGGGGTGATGTCTACTTGCTCCGGCGGTGTTTGTTGGCTCATGGCGCTCAGCTGCTGCGACATTTGCTCAATGGCAATCTTGGTCTCATTGTCATCGCGATTCTTCAACAGCTCTGTCATCTGCTTTTGATGGTTGTCCTGCTCATTCGCCATCAGTTCGACGCGTGCACGGAGCTGGTCGGATTGAACTTCAGCTTGTACGCGTACTTGCTCAAGCTGATTATCAAAGGCTTGCTGCGCCTGAGTCATCTGCTGCTCAAACTGTGCCGCTGCGCCTTCCATCTGGAGCTTAGCCTGTTCATACTGCTGCTTAGCTTGCTGCTCAGCTTGCTTGCTTTGCAATGTCGCTTGGTCCATCTGCGTCTTGCGCTGGATGTCCATCTTGGCGATTTCGATGGAAGCTTGGACTTCTGGCGGAAGCTGTGGTTTCGGCATGCGGCTTTGAATCTGTTGCTGCAGGCCTGCTACCTTGTCCATCAGCTCTGCCATTTCACTGGATACGCGCATGGCTGCTGCTTGCGTGGCTTGAGCAATGATGGAGTCCTCGTCGGCACCGAACATCTCTTGCGAAAGACGAACCATCTCTTCCTTAGTCACCTGCGTGACATACATTTGCATGTGCTCGCCGACGTGCTGGAATAAGCCCATCAGTGCCTGCGGTGGTACAAGCGGATTGACCAGTTGCATTGGCGACTCGATGAACGCCATGTGACCCTGGATGTGGGCCAGGTGATTCTGCTCCTCGGACGCCTTCAGTGGGGTGCCTTGCAGCGACTGTGCATTCTCAGTGAGGATGTCGGCAGTGACTGGCTCTTTGGGCGCAGGCAGCAGTTCATCGATATTCTCGATGCGCATCTGTTTGAGCATGCGACGACGCACATTGACTTGATTCCAGGGGATGTGCGGGTTTTGCGCGTCCATCTGGGCCATCTGCATGATAGCTTGGTTTTGCGCAAAACGTTGTGTCTCGGAGAAGATCGTTGGATCGGAGACTGGTACGACATCCATCGTGCCTTTGAAATCTTCCTGCAGAACTGGAATCTCGCCCAGCTCTTCCGGCATCTGACCATCTTCAATGAACTCGCCATTCAGGCGGTGAATGATGGACAGCGCTTTCTTCTGTGATTCATGCAGGCGTGCGTGGATAGCGGAGTAGGTCGCGGAACCCTGCTCTATGATAGACTGCGTGGTACCAACTGGCGTACGATCGCCAACCTGGTCCATCTTGTCTTCGGCTGTAGCGATAACGCCCTTAGCTAGCGCATACAGCTTGTCCATCAGACCGGCAAGCACTGGGCTCGGCGGATTGAATGGCATGCCCATGGCGAGCTTGCGAATATCATCGATGCCGGCCGGGCCTTCAATATCACAAACCTGCGTGACGTTGACTTGCGTGTTCTGACCAACAATCCGACCGCTCTTGAGTTTGAGCATGGTCGGAGCGTTGTTGATGTGCGCCGAATCTAGAAGTGCCCGCAGAGCGCCTGTAAGAGCCGCACTGAGACCGCCGATGAGGTGAGGTAGACCGATAGCGTAAGCACCCCGCCATGGGATAAACTTCCACTCGACGATCCAGTCCAGCTTCTCAAAGCGATCATCAGACTCTGCCCAGTTACGGTATATAGACAGAACTTTCTCAGTGTCCTCGTCAATAGTGATGATGTACGGCGCATACTCACCCCCCGTAATGTCGTCAGCTTCGGTTTCTAACCAGCAGTATATTTCCAGAACCGCGCGGAGTCCGTCCTCGTTGTATCCATCCTCCTCGCGACCTTCAATTTTGTCATTAGCTTTGGAGGCCTTTGACTCTTCGGGTGCGTGGTTGGTGTCTGTAATGAAGACGTCACGATAGAGACCGCTTCGCACACGGCGATTGAACTCCATGCGCGTGATGGACTGGCGGTGTGTAACCCGAGGACTTGTATAGAAATTCGTTGCGCTGTATGGGAGGAAGATTTCATCGATCGGCACAAACTCATTGCAGATTCTGCGCTTGCGATCATCGCGCCAGAATTTCTGGTACTGCGATCCGCCCATTGGGAGTTGAGTGAGCAGTTGCTCCAACTCGGCCCGATACTCTTGGATCTGCGTCGTGAGCTGCCAATTCATGTAACGCGACTTACGATTGGCCTTTTCAAGCTTCTTCGGTGTCGTGTCGCCAACCACCCAGGGCTTGACTGGGCCGGAGGCGGGGAAGAGCTCCTTTATTGCACGCGAGGAGAAATCCACACAGGCTTCGGCCAGAACTGGATGTACCACTTTGCTAGCGCCGTCAAACTCGGCTCCGCCCGGTGCATCATCGCCGAGACCAGTTCTACGAAGGCCTTCTTCATATTGCGCATCCCTCTTTTCGCGTGACTTCTTGTCAAGCTCTACGAGCTCAATAAGCTCGGAGCTAATGACGTTGAGTTCGTGGTCATCGAACACTTCAGCGAGGTTGTCGAGGAAGCCTGTGTCGACCTTCTCGGCACCTTCAATTGGGATTTCCACTGAGCCGTCTTCATTCTCAATGTACTCCTCAATGTCAGGTGCCATTAATTCATCAACTGAAAGTTCATTATCCACGAGTAATCCTTTGCGCCGTGCACGGCCTCTGTTCGCTTATTATACTACTAAAAATGCCCAGGCATCGCAAAATCGTCGTCCCCGTGAATCAGGCCGCCGTCTTTGTAGCCACGTATTTCTTCGTTGGCTAAATAATCCAGTATCCACGGTTGATCTGGGTGCTTGCCGTCAAGCTTAATAGCCTCTATTTCCTGCGGGGTGTAGTACTTACCGTTGACGTTCTTTAGGTTTACACTATCTGCCAATGACTTATCGGCTAGGCCATAATTGTTTGATCGAATAAAATCGTGGATAGCTGGTAGATACTCATCTTTTGGCTTGGTATTCTGTTTACCAAATATTTGGTATATTGTGTTGTCATCGGAGTCATAGCCTTGCGTATCAAATGGGCCAGATGTTTCAATGGTGACGTGCGGTTCACCCTTGGTATCGCGCAATGAATAGATGCGATGTGTACCCTTACTCACATCACTACAATAGCCCCCCACACAGTGCTGCATCGCATTGCCTTCATTGGCCAGCATACCACCCAGATAGGCATCTTCTGCATTCTGCTCAACCACATCTGTCAAATTGCCGTCCATCATTTCGCGACGCTGAATAACCTTGCCATCCGCATCAAGTGGACTAAACGACCCGTCTGCATTTTGTCTAATGGAGGCCATCATCTGCTCGTCCATGGCTTCTGGTTTGCTCAACTCAACCATGCGGTGGCCTGATGGGAACTCTTTAACTAGCTTGCCCTGTTTGCCCATTTGTTCGGCCAGCCTGGCAGCTTCACGCTCGGCCTGGACTTTCTTGAAGTTCTCCACGTCATTCATGTAACGTACAGCCTTTTCCATGCCCATCTGCTGCATGTCTTGTGGCTTTAGGCGTAGGCCCGGTGGCAGTTCATCACCAGCGTTAAGGCCATGTTTGAGTGTTTGGACCAGCTAACCGAACCCCAAATGACCAAGCGACTCATCGCCTGTGAATTGGTGTACTTTGGCATCGTCTGGCAATTTACCCAGCCACTCGCCTTCGCGTTGCACCAAATCCTTCCAATACGGACTATCTGGTGGCGTTGGTGTACCACCCCAATGTTGACCGTAACCTGTGCGAACACCACCGACCTCTACTGGAAGCACCATACCATCTGCTAGGTCTGACCACCCTTGTGCATAGCCACCAAGATCGGGTTGCGGAAGGCCACTTGCTTTGCGGCTTTCGCGAGCATGGGTCTTAGCCCAGAAAGGTGGATTAAGTAGTTGGTCTTTTGGAAGTGTAGAGATGCCTTCATCTGCAAGACGTAGCAGCGGGTCTTCGGCTGTGCCAAGATCACGCTTGACGTACTTAGTCATTGGCCCGCGAATCCAATTGTTCAGCGCGCCCATCATCGGGTCTACTTGCTCAAAATCCTTTTGTTCCTGACTATAGATATTACCACGCCTTGCATACGGTTGAAGTAGCTCATCAATGTACTCAGTGCCGCCCGACCTTAGCCAATTACCGCCGCGTGGCTTAACTGCACCTGCTTGACGTACTAGAGCTGGTGCTGCGTTCTGGGCCATACGATCCAGAGCGCCGACGGCCATCCTTGGCAACGCCTTAGCCGCTTGCGCTAAGCCTGGGCCATTCAGCAGTGTATCTACAAGGCCTTCAGCTCGGCCTTGCTTGACTTGTGGCACCCGGCTCCCGGTTCCGCCGCCTACTACTTGAAGCGGTGCATTGCCGTAAGACCACTCGTTGACTTCGTCAGGCATCTTACCGATGAGCAAATCACCCAGGCCGCCTACTACGGGCAAATCAGCCTTATTGCCTACTTCACGTGCCTTTTTAAGGGCGTCAGCGATCATACCGAGAACTGAGTTCCGTGGTGTGGCTTTCATTTCTGGCATGAGCACTTCTCCTTTGAATACTGCACTAAGCCACCCTGCCTAAAGTGAAATGATGAAATGCCATCGTCTGACTTTTCGCTGAGCCCTGCTTTTCTGTAAAATCCCTCTTTGCCTGGAGCTGAAATGAGGAAGGTTGGGGCTTCGCGTGTATCGATTGCGTGGTTCATCAACATGCGACCATAGCCGTTCCCCTGCTCAGCCACTGCCACATTCGGTATATAACGCCCTTTGTCCCGAGAGGCTAGCTGATAACCCCCGGCCACTTGGCCCTCAGGCGTGAACAAAAAGCGCGTCCGAGCATCTGGATTGACGTTGAAAGTGTTGCGCATGGCCGTGAAGATGTCGCGGTCATCTGGGTCCACCTTACTGCCCACTGCGCGCAAAGGGCCAAGTATTTCGTCAATAGCTTGACGCTGCTCAGGCCCGAACTCCCGTATTGCATAGCCTGGGGGCAATTCACGAGTAGGCTTTGCTGCTAGCTTTAACGCCTGCATGATCTTTGTCAGGATGCCCATCTCATTTCCCCTTCTTCTTTTTGGTCTGACGCTCGTACTCTTCCATCATGCGCTGTGTCAGCGACTGGACTGCGTAGGCTTCGAACTCGGCGCTTGGCTCTTTTTCACCATAATGCTCTTGTGTCCATCGCCAAATGTGCATGGCCTCATGCGTCAATAGGCCAGCAATTTGTGGGACTGACTTTCCTTTACCATCTATACATACAATTGCCGCTAAGTCCCCCGAGCTATGCTCGAAGCTGTGTGCAGTGGCGTTCGCTCCTTTGCTCAGCCAGGGCGGTAGGTCTGTCATCTTGAAACGTCTCATCGCTTTGCGATAGCGCTCTTCGCTCGTAGCCACTGTGAAGTAGTACGGGCAAACGACAAGCGTGCGATCTAGCCACTTAGGTGCCATACGGGTTCTTTCTTTGCTTTTTGTCGTCTGCATACTCGTCTTCATCTTCTTCTTCGTATGCACCAGATGCTAGCCACCCGGCGTCTTTGAAATAGATCAGCGCTTGCGTAAAACAATCTACTTGATCGTCATGCTTGGAATTCGGGAACAATTCTACTTCTTTTAAGAAGCCTTGCGCCCAACTTACAAACTCGCCCTTGCGTTTTGTAGACTCCGGTATATATATTACCGCACATTCGAGTAGGGGTGCTACCATGTGCGCCCTAGTAATTTTATCAGCCTTGCCCGGATTATATGCACGTGCGGGTATGCCTGCCTGCCTCAAATCTTGTAGGATAGACTGCCCTGAAGCCTTCTGTTCTACCAATATAAGGTCGGCGCGACGGGCAGTCTCGCCATATGCTGATTTCCACTCTTCAATAACCCGCTTTTTAAGATTTGGATAAGACAAATGCTCGGCTACTATATCCAATAATATTGCTATCTGTTTGCCTTCATATTTGCATAGCCCGAAAGCAAGCATAGCACTTGGGTCACCAGTTGTCTTCTCGGTGTGGGCACAGTCCCAGCTTTGCATGACAAACTCAAACTCTGGCAAATCTTTGCCTGCAGGCCATTTTTGGAAATGCGCTGTTTTTAGTATACCTCCGCCTGCTGGCGCGGGCCTTTGCTGCAATTGACCTGCGGACCCATATTCTCCTAGGGCTACTTCAAGTTGCTTCACAACCTTTTCAGGGAATAACTCCGGCCAAAGTAGCGCACCCTCTACACTACGTGGGTCAGATAACTTAAGCGCTTTTGTAGGTTTTGCCATTGCCGTTTCATAGCGCATTGGTAAGCAAATGTGCTCATACTGCTCAGGCATTCGCTCCAATATTTCGCCACAAACGTCCATCTCGTGCAATCTCTGGGCGACTACCACTGTTTGTGCATTTCTGGAGGCGCCGCGTGTTGCCAAAGTGCCAAAAAACCACTCAGTAGCTCTGCGACGTTCAGCCTCTGATGCCGCCTGCTGCGCGTTTAGCGCGTCGTCTACCACCTTATACGATGGGTGGAGGCCAGTACCGCGCCCGCCGACTGACGTTGCAAGCCTCCAACCCGTTTCGGTATTTGCGTAATGTGTCTTAGTGTCCTGTCCCTTAGAAATTTGCACATAAGGCCAATTACGTTGAAACCATTCAGATGTTATGATTTCACGGGTCTTCATAGCGTCTCTAGTGGAAAGGTCTTCACCATACGAAGCTGACAGCATTCTAGCCTGCGGGTCTCCAATCCAAAGCCATGCAGGCCACATCACCGATACAAGGATGCTTTTCATACAACCTGGTGGAACGTTCAGCAACAGGTTGTCTATCTCGCGATGCGTGACAGCCTCAAGCGCATCACAAATAAGCTCTATATGCCAGTTTGTGCTAAACTTATTGCCGGGTTCAATTACTGAGAACGCCTGACGTGTGAAATGGAAGAGGCTTTCTTCAGCTAGCCGCTTCTCTTTTTCACGTTTCAGCGCATCAAGTAGAATAGCCGGAGTCAAGGCACCCATTTATTACCCTTACTTGCATTTAGGTCGCCACGCAGCACACATAAATTATCTGGTACATGTAATCCTGATACTAGCTTGCCCTGAAGTGGAATAACGTGGTCTACATGGTACGCAACACCAACTACTTCACCCAGCCACCTAGCCATTGCATACTTGGCCTCAGTCAACTGACAATCTTGCTGCGTAAGCCAGGCAGGCGTTCGGCGCAATTCAGCAGCTCTTCTAAAGTTGCTTTGCGCATTCATGTACCATCTATTATTTTTAGCCCAACGAAGCGCGTTTTGTTGTAGATTGTACTTATAGTTTGCATCCACACCATACTTAGCCCTTTTATACTCACGACTAGCTGCGTTGCGCATAGCTTTAAGCTCCGGGTTCGCATTGCGGTTGGCCGCTTTCGCCTGCTCTATAATTCGCGTGCGATACTCTTCATCGGAGTTATACTTTTCCATCTTTTTGGCGCTGCTGGTTTTTGAAGTACAGTTTAGGCACACACAACCTTCTGGATTACCCCTCTTAGTAACCCAAGAGCCACGAGCAAAGGGCTTAGTTTCGCCACAGACTTTGCAAATTCTAGTTTCCATACGAAACTCCTTTGACAAAATTATATTATACCACAAACCCGGCACTACATTTGATCCAAGCCATTGGCTTTATCCAAGAGCTTAATCATCTGGTCAAGCTCGGCGGCGGAGAGGTTCTTCAGTGCCTTGTTGTCAATTTCGATGGTCTTCTGCTCGGTGTTGGTCTGCTCGATCTTCGTTGGCATCTTGGCGGCGGTGAACTCGAGCAACGCCTTAGCGGCAGAGATGCGATCTTTCGGGGCTACCCAGGGATTTAGCGATAGCCTACGTAGGACATCAAAGGGGTGCTGGTTTTCGCCAAGCTCGTGAAGATACTCGGCTTGTACTTGGAGCGCTTTCGGGCCGGTGGGGTCCATATGCGCCTTCTTAGCGCCGCGCCCCTCGAGGTACGAAAGGTAGGATAGGTTCTCGTCCTGGAAGCTACCAAGCTGCTCGGCAATCTCTAGTTTTTGTTCGTTGTCAGCCATTATCTAGGCTCCGATGGGGTTTATACGGTAAAATTATATACCGCGTTTACTCTATTTCGTAAATGTTATTTTTACTGGCATTATCACTTTGAGTCAATATTTGTAAGTTATTCGGCACGTGCAGTCCGCTTACCAGTTTACCTTTGCGTGGAATAATATGGTCTACAGAATGCTTAACACCCGTTAATGCGGTTAACTCTGCTGCTTTGAGGTAGTACTCTTTTATCTTTTGTTCATCTTCTGGTGATAACCAATTTGGGCGCCGTATGCGATAGTCTCTGCTCAAACTATTGCGTTTTAAGTTGTATATTGGTTTATTACGTTCTACGCATCTGCTGACTGCTTCTGCATTTTTAGCCCTACCCTCCGCAGTGCTACGTTCCTTACGTTTGTAAAGTTTAGAGGCTTCATTAATTTGTGACCTACCTTCTGGTGTGCTGAGCCTCTTAAGTTTGCTACTCTTTGCCGCTTCTGCATTGCGTTTTTTACCTGCAGGCGTGCTGCGCTCTTTGCGTTTACGAAGTTTGGAAGCCTCGTTGATTTGTGCTCTACCTTCTGGTGTACTGAGTTTCTTAGCTCTGGAAAGCCTTACAGCCTCATTAATAAGGGCTCTGCCTTCTGGCGTACTGCGCCTTTTGCGTTGAGCTTCTAAATACCTAGCTTTTTGTTCTGCCGTCAACTGCTTTGCCATAATAACTCCTAAAAAATATTAATATATCATTTTTTCAGACAGACAGACACGCCGAAAAATTCATTTTATAATAATGAAAATACATTTATTTTAAAAACTATATTTAATATTTCTTTAATGAATATTTATATGACTAATTGACTAATGACTAATTAGAATAGATTAAGTAGTTGATTTTAAAGGATTTTTGGCTCAGTGGGGAGGTAATTGCTCGTTTATTCTTTGCCATTTAGCCGCCTAGCAGCTCAAAAACTTTAAATTTTGTATTTTGGCAAGTCGGAATTGGTACCACGAAACGGGGTGCTTAGTGCTTACAACTCGGTACTGGTTGTAAGCTATCTGCGCGCTCAGCTTTCACAACCAAGCTCTCGGCTCCTTGCTTCCCCGCTCTCGGCTACTAAGTTACGTAGAAACGCAACATTGTGGCAAATTTTATAGATTTACGGTATGGTGCCTTGATCAAAAATTATGGCCTTCCATTGGGGGCCTCCCACCCTCGAGATGCCGAGTAGCTTAGACCCAAGCCATACACACCTAAGCTACTCATACCCAAGTACCATGCACCTAAGCTACTCATACCCATACTGCTTAGACTCATGCTACTCATACCCATACATCATGCACTCAGGGCTATGCTCTCGGTCTATACCATTCAACTACTCAGATGTCATAGTACAAATGAGTAGTTGAATGTCATACACCGTATGCATGCGTCTAGCGATAGGCTCTACTTATTCAGTCATAGAAATAATACTGATCTACCTGTCAAATAAGGTTGTACATTCTTATGCGAAAGTATATAATAAACACATGGACGAACAAAACATCGGTCGCCCAGCTGGCAAGCCCTCAGTGGATACCAGTCCGTTCATTAACAATTTGTGAGGTAAATATCATGGCCCGTAAATCTATAAAATTTGCCACAATGTTGCGTTTCTACGTAACTTAGTAGCCGAGAGCGGGGAAGCAAGGAGCCGAGAGCTTGGTTGTGAAAGCTGAGCGCGCAGA